CATTTCATCGAATTGCATGTCATCTTCTTCGAATAGTTCTTCATCAAACATATCGTTCATTTCCATTTCGTCTTCCTCAGATTCCCCGAGTTGGATAATGTATTCCACATCCTCATTATTATCTGATAAATGTAACATCTCATCATCTTTTTTTACAATAATACCATCTTCATCTCCCATTGCTTTAAAAACTCGAAGAACCTCCTCGTCAGAAGCATTAGTTAAATCAATTGTATCATCATCGACATCCATATCCATATCTTCATCATCAAATTCCATTTCAGTATTCACATCCATTTCTTCGTCAGAATCTATGTCCATTTCGTCATTATCAACTTCGGTATCAACCTCAGTGTCTAAATCAATCTCATCATCCTCTTCTTGTTCGTTGAGAGACTCTTTTACTAAATCTTTGATTTCTTGCTTCATTGTGGATGCAAGTATTCCTTGTGCATTTTCAGCAATAACATTTTCCAAATTTTTCAATTGGATAAACGTATCTTCTACTAATGATTCTTTTTTGCTCATTATTTTTTTTACTACATTTACAAATAAATACTTGACTATTTCAAAAAATTTAATTTTAATGTAGTTTCAGTAAAAAAAAATTAATTTTTAGATAAAAAAAAAAGGATGAACATATGTCCACCCTTTTTCTATTTATAGATTTATAAAATTATTCAATAACCTCATCAATCTTACTCTCTGTAATTGAGGTGATTCTCCAATCCATTGTGTAGTTCTCATATACTTTGGTTACTTTAGCTTCAACATCAGTTGGTGAATACCCCAAAACCAATTTTTCTTCTTTCATTTTTTTTACTTTCCCTGATTCTGTATCTAACAAATCAGATGTGATTTTTGCGACAAAATATTTTTCTCCTTGTTCCATAATTTTTTTATTTATCCAAATAATCGGATAATCGTCTCATTAAGTCAAGTGATTTGTTACCACTACCACCAATATTTCTTTCTACCGCGATTTTCTTATCTTCTTCTAAGTTCTCATCAAACTTCATTCTGTCATTTTTATCCAAGAAAAGATATGCACCAGGAGTAGAAGGAGAAGATACCAAGTCAAAACAAATTAATTCAAAATCATCCTGTACCTCATTTTGTTCACCAACTTTTTTAAGAGAACCAACACCACGAGATGAAATACCAAGAGTTACACCCTGTCTTAAATAATTTGCCGCCAAATCACCCTTTGTAGAACAAATTCCACTTTCGTGAAAACCAGGACTTGTAAGTAATTTTAATTTTCCTAATAGTACGGGTCCATCCCACCACACCTCTGTTATAATATGGGATACTCTATCTAAATCTATGAGTGAAGATTCGGGGTGATTAAGTTCAGACAGAGCAGTTCCCTTCTCAATCATTTTTTTATAATTTTCCGATTCACGTTTTAAAACTTTTTCAGGATAAACTCTTCCATTTCTATTTGGGGTGTTATATTTTTGGAGGACTGCATAAAATTCAAATGGCTTAGAATGGTCCAAAAAATTCTTTGACTCTTTGATAATTTCTGAGTTGTATTTATCTTTTGGGTTTATGTAACCCGCATCATATTCTATTAATATACCCCTTCCTGTATCATTCGGTCCTAAGATTCTGTTTTCGCTCATAATAAAAGTTTTCTATATAAATATTAAACTTTTTCTATTTTTGTCTTAATTGTCTTTTGGTTACCATTTTTAGTTAAATAAAATTTAAAATTTTCATTTTTAGTGAGAACATCATCATATATTCCTTTGATTATATTTTTTAATTTTCTTTTTAACTTCATATCTTTAAAGTCTATTGGTTCTAAAAGAAAAAGATTTATTTCTAAATTCATAAATGATTTCTTTTTTAATTGTAATCCACTGGTTCTTAAATCCATATCAACAATAAATTTACTATCAAACAAACTTTTATCCACATGTTCAAAAACTGAGTGTTTAATCGACCTGCACATATTTTGTGTTATCCTATTCCAATTTTCATATTCATTTTTCGGTTCTACCCAAGTTTGTAAATTTAAATAAAGTGATTTGAATTCTTTTGAATCTACCGTTCCGTAAATTACTTTTGATGTTCTGAATCCGTTAATTTTGGAAGTTTTTCCCTTTTTCATAAATAATTTTCATACTACTAAGTTTATTTTTTAAAAATTTACGTAAATTTGTGATATATATCAAATACAAATAAACTATTAAAATAATAGAATGCTTATTGTTAATGTTAATAAAAATGGGGACATTGAAAAAGCCCTTAAAGAACTGAAAAGTAAAGTAATTAAAACAAGACAAAATTCTTTTTTGAATAACAGAAAAGAATTTAAAAAGAAATCTGTTGAGCGCAGAGAGGTTTTGAATAAAGCGAGGTATAGACAAAAATTAATTAACCCTTAAAGACTTTCATATAATTTTTTAAGTCTCATCAATTCATTGATGTTATAAGGTGTTTTTTGAATTTTTTCTATCGTTTCATTAATTTTTATAGAAGTGTCTTTGTCGGTTTCATTTGAATCAATTATTTCTAATTTGTTCAAAATTTTACCTTTAAGTATGAAATAGTTTTCTTTTAGAATTTTGTCATCTTCTTTTAATAATCCTTTCAGTTCAGTTTTTTCTGACTCTGTAAGGTTTTCCAAATATTTAGAAACGGTATCATTTGCAATCTTTACCATTTCATTCATTGGTACAATTGTATTTTCTTTCTCTTTTGTTGGTTTTGATTTTAAAGTTTCGACTATTGTTTTTTTACTTTCAATTTTAGTTTCTAATTTAGTTACATCAGACGAAAATAAATTATCAATGTTTGTATATTCGTTTTCACACTGAATATGCCCAACCCACATTTGAATTTCTTTAATTTGAGACGATGTCAATTTATTAATTAAATTCTCATAAACAATAATACTTTGATTTATATATTCATTTGCCAATGATTCGTTTAAACCTTTTTTAGAACTCAATTCATCATACAAATAATATATTTTACTTATATTTTTGTTCTTCAAAATTAATTCATTGAAAATAAACATATTGTCTTTAACTGAATTTTTTTCATAAGATTCAGTTAAAATTTTTTCTATTTTTGTTTTAAGTAATCCAAATTTCATAATGTTTTTTATTATAAATATCAATCTCTTAACAATTTGCTCAATTCATTTTCCATATCACCTAATGAATTTTTTGCCCTACTTAAATCTATATATGAATCCCCTAATAAATCATCACTTTCTAATAAGATATTCATATTGTTTTTTAAATTTTGTTCAGGTAAAGTTTCACCACCACCTAATGGTTCTGGTGGCCCTCCTAATGGTTCTGGCGGTCCACCCATAGGTTCAGGTCCTCCACCCATAGGTGATTCCCCACCTTCAGGTGATGCACCTGCATTTTGTGTTGTTCCAGATTTGGTTTTATACAATTTATCAACATTATCAAATAATCCTGTATGTGTTATTACTGTTGCGGTATTTGTGAGTTCAGCAGCAACCGCTCTTTCTAATCTCATTTGTTGAACGTCTAATTTAATGTCTTCATCAGAAAACCCAAAAATGTGTTTTTTAGCCCAAGTTGCCGAAGTTGGCGCCAATGAATTAGGGATTTCACTAACTAAGTCTTTATATAATAAAACTTTTTCTTTCCACACATCAACCATTAATAAATCGGCTTGTTTGGAAGGATTAGTTAATCCTAATGTAAAGTTTTGTAATTCGTCCTCAAATCCCAATAAAAATAAATGAATGATCGCGATTTTATTCATTTCTGCAATCATACTTTTTTGAATTTTGTTAATTGTTCTTGCGAAACGAATATCTTGTAATGATAAATTTTTACCATCACCAACAACTTCCTCAAATCCTAAATACGCCTTTGGTACCCTTAATGCCGTCACCAATTTCTTTTGGATATACTCAATGTCAGCAATTTCAGATAAATTTTGTGCACCAGGTAAAGTCTCAATTGGCATTGTCAATGAAGGATCTCTTACAGGTATAAAATAATCTTGATCAACAGCCATTTGATTAAATCGTAAATCTACATTTCCTGTTTTTGAATCAACAACTTGATCTCTTTTAAATTTATTAGCAACTCTTTGTACATATGGTTCTACATCTTTGTCGTCCATATTACCAACATAAACTTTGAAAACTCTTCTTTCAGGAGCTCTTGAGGTTCTATATATTAACATAGCATCCTCGGATAGCATAAGTTGTTTCCAAATTCTCCTCGCCTTTTCTAACATAGATGTTCCGTATGGTAATTTTCTGTCGTCACCCAATAATCTAAAATGTGCAATCTCCCAAGAGTTAAATTCCATATCCTTCGCTTTCCAATGAAATCTTAAACCCTTGGCTTTTGGATCAACCTCAGCGTTAATTGACTTGGCTTGCATACCACGTTCCAAACGTTCAATTTCTATGTTTGGTAATTGCATACAACCAACAATTCCTTTTTCAGGATCAAGTTTTAGATAAACAAAATTATCACCATACTTACAAGTGTTTCTTGTCCACATTGCAAGATTGGTATTAATATCTAAAACATTATTAAATAAATCAGCCAAAATACCTTTGATTCTTTTTGATTCAGAGTAAATTTGAAGAATGTACCCATCTTGATTTGCTGTTGTTGATTCTTCTGAATATATGTCTAACGCTGTGGATATTTCAGGAGTAAACTCCATAGATTCATAATCATAAAATGATGCCAATCTTGTTGGTTCATAATATACCGCTTGAGTATATAAATTATTTTCAATCTTTGCCCACTGTCCCGATAGATATAAAGATTGTTGAGTTTGTAATTTCTCAAGTTCATATTCTTTTTTATCGGTAGTTCTTAGTAATTCTTTTTTATCTAATTTGTATGTTGGCAAATCCTGACCCAATAGTGAATTCGGTCCGAATGCTTGGGAAAGTTTTTGCCAAATTGTAAAATTTTTATTTTCTTCCATTTTGATATCAAATATTTTTATATATAATTTTAAATACTTTCATTAATAAGTATAGTATTATGTGTTGATAGTTGTTCCAGAATTTTGTGGATTCTGTGTGTAACTTTCAGGATTACTACCTTTTTTACCTTGGAAGTCGTTTTGAAATTTTTTGTAAGTGAGTATATTATTACCTGGAACTACTAATTTACTTCCTGATATTAAATTCCCAGTTCTTTTTCTACTTATTAATCCCATAATTATTTTTTTTATAATCCAAATAACCAACCATAATTTTCGTAATCTTTTCTAGTTGCGGATGAATTTTCTTTTAATCTATCTTGATTAAAATGAGGTATTACCGGATTAAAATCTATTACATTTTTTACCGACTCATTATTGTTTACCGCCCAAGATTCTATCATTGCTTTTGTTTGTTCTGTAACTTTTTCTAAACTTGAGAAAGAGGATTCACCAACATATAGTGCCATTGATATTGACATAATTAAGTCATCGTGATGTCCTTTTTGGTGATCAGGTCTTCCATTTATATAAACAAAAGTATTCATTTCATTATATAAACGAGAACTATAAATTCTGAATTTGTGTCTCATTCCTTCCTCAAAGGCAGCAATGATTTGAACCCTTTTGTTGTTAAAATTTATACCGGGAATTTTATCAACCGCCTTTGGGTTGTACTTCCAAGTATTATTTAAATCAACCCCATCAACATACATATTTTTATATCCAAGTTCCTGTAATTTTCTTGATGTCGCAATACCCATCCCACCAGTAATATCAATTACAATATAGGCAGAATACATATTACCCCATTTGTAAGCGACTTCAGCAAGTACATCTGGAGGTATTTTCCCAATATATTCTAACACTTGTTCTCTTTCGTCAAAATCTATAATTTGTATTGTACTAAAATCTTCACTATCACCACGAGAAACGTCAACACCCATAATATATTTGTGTCCGACTATTGGCTCTTTCCATATCCATAAAGAGTTACCCATCATTTTATTTGATGGTTCTTTAACCATATTCTCTCGGATTTTTTGCATCAACTTGGAGTCAAATACATTATCCCCTGAACCTAAAAAATTACATTCTAACTCTTGTGAGACTTTTCGTTTGTCATATTTGAGTTTTTTAACCATACTCTCAAACCAAGATGAGCAAGGTTTGTACCCTGAATCAATTATTACCTTTAAATCATCATAATTACGAGTTTCAAAAGCAATTGATTCCCAACTCAATATTTGTTCTGTTGTATATTCTTCTTTATTTAAAAGGTAGTGTATAATATCCTCAGTTTTAACCATATATAAATCCTTAGTATATCTTGGATCTCTATACCAATACATTTCTGTGATTTTGAAGTCATTCATACTTCTTAGCGCCTGATCGTATATTTCATAGTAAATTGGATCGTAACCGTTTGGTGTGGATACCACAATTACTTTACCTCCCGTAGATAGGGATGCCATACAAGCCGCCCAAAAATCACTATCTGCTTCAATAAACGCCGCCTCATCAAATATTAGTATGGTGGGGGTAAAACCACGTAAAGCATCTTTTGATGTTGCCACAGCCTTTACTTCACAACCATTATTTAATTTATAATGTTTTTGTGAATTTTTTTCAGGTGCAAAATCAATACCAACCCATTTCGGCCACTGCCCAACAAACGCTCTGATTTTATTTGCCATCTCTAAAGATGTATCTAATTTGTTAGCAATAATCAGAATTTTTTCGGGTTTAATTTTTTTTGCAAACGCCAATTTTTTTGATACCCACGCCGCTGTTACTGTTGAAACCCCCGCCTGTCTATATTTTAGTGCGATGTTTTCATTATAAGATTCATAGTCACTTAATAGAGTAATTTGATCAGGAAACAATTCCAATGGGACGTATTGTGAAACAGTATTATCGTAAGTTTGTAGATATGTTTTGAGTGCGTATGTTGTATCTTTCATACATTTTACATACTCTAACATTATTTGCTCTTTAGTTAATCCCATATAACCATTTTTATATAAATATCAAAACCCCCAATTATTTTCATAAAAGGGGGTTCATTATTAATTTTCTTAATTATATACCTAATTGGGAAAGAATATCATCTTCATCTTCATCCTCGTCGTAATCAGAACCTTTATATTTTTGATAATCTGATTTAGCCTTTCTATATATATCCTCAAAAATACTTCTAACTTTTTCATTGTCTTCTTCTTTTTCTGAAATTACATTAGACATAATTTCTTTCAAAAATCTATCCGCAGGAATTCCATAAAGGATTCTTTCAAAAAACGGAATATAAACTTTATTTCTTTCGTTTAAAATTAAATCATCTGGTAACATAGTTCGAAGTTTTCTTATGAGTTCTGCACCAACTCTGAATTGCATTGGTTCATTTGAAAATACATCGGTTTTACCCATAATATCTTGTACCATACCCGGATCCATACCTCTCCATTGTTCTCTAGATGCAACCGAAGCAAAACCTTTTACAAGTTCGTGTAGTAATATTGGAAATATTAACCCATTTGCAACAACCACATCAACACTTTCCTCATTACCCTCATTGTCCTCACTTTCTTGACTTTCAACATTAGATGAACCAGCAGCGTTACCACCCATATTTTCTATCATTTGATCTAATGTGAAATACATTAAATCATTCATAGACATAATTTTATTATAAATAGAATACAATCTTGAGTCTATACCATCTAATCTACTTTTAAAGGCTTGATAAGCAAATTGTCCACGTTTTCCTTTCCCTTGAATTAAAGCATTTACTACGTGTCTTTTTTCAATCTCTAACTGTCTTTGTTCTTCAGGTGTTAACTCATCTATTTCAAACCCAAAATCAGGAGGTAGTTCTAATTTAGGTGGTTCTTTTTCTGTCATTCTAAATTGAGTCGGATCTATTTTTTTCTCATTCAAGTAAGCATCAACATCAATAAATTCAAAACTATATTTAGCCCCTCCATTCTGAATTGGGGATTTCCCAATCTCTCCATTTCTGATAGCCTCATCTAATGTTATTGTTGGTTCCATCCACCCTTCCTCTTTAGCGGCAATTTCTACTGCCAAATCCTTCAATTTATCTTTGTGTGATGATTCAATCATTAAAGCTTGTTGTATCGATCTTTGTTGTTCTACTATTATTGATTGTAAAACATATGGATCCGTTACATTTTCTGTTTTGTTATAATATCTTTTAACATAATCAACAATCTCTTTGAATCTTGTACCTGCTAATCTTTCAACATCGGAAGAACCACCCCTAAAAGCCCTGTTTTTTGCGTAAATACTTTCTGGATCTTCTACTTTTTTTTCACTTCTAGGATCCATCCTTTCAGGATAATTACCATAATCAACAGGAGCTTCCTTTATTATTTTTCTGATTAATCTTTCTAAATCTTTACTTCCCATTTTTATCTTAATGCTTGTTTAATTTGATTGATAAATGTCATTTTAACATCTTCCTTTTCGTCTTTTTTAGAGCCTCTTGGTTTTTCTTTAACACCAGGATTTGGGTTTTTAAAAGGATTTTCTCTTCTTTTAGGTGTTGTGGTTCTTTCTTTTTCTTTTGTTCTTTCTTTTTCTTTTGTGTCGTTTTCATCCATATTAAATTTACTCATTGAAAACATTTTACCAATTGGTTTTTTCATTTTTTTCATCTCAATTCCCGATTCATCAGAAAACATAGACATTTTTTTTGGATTCCTCAACATAAAGTTTTTTTCATTCTCAGTCAAAGTAGGGTCTATGTTTTTGAATACCATCTCCATAATCCTATCTTCTAAAAATTTTTCATACTGTTCTTTTTGAGTTTTCTTTTTGTAATCCACGGTTTTTTCTGGATGTTTTTTTTCTGGCATTTTTTCATAATCTTTTTTTGATGTACTTTTTGAAAATTCTTTAGCCATTTTACACCACTTACAATCTTCTGTTTTACACTTGTTGCAACGAGCCCAAAATAAACCTTGTTGTGCCTTTGATTCAAACTTTTCCGTTATTTCCTTTTCTTTTAATGGTGTTGCGGTTGTTTTACCACCAGTCGTGTCAATTTCAATACCGTTAATCATTGTTTTAGAATTTGGTTTAACCACGTACTTTGTTGATGTTGTTGTTACTGGGGTTGTGTTTTGCGGTACCGTTGCCTGCTCTTTTGATTCCTCTTTTTTAAATCTTTCAGCCAAAACATTAATTTGTCTTTCTGACATAGTTGTCAAAGTAGAAAAGTGAATCCCATTTTCCAACAGGGTAGTTATAGGGTTTTTAGTTTTCATACACTACTTTTTTTTCAAATTCAAGAACGATATCCCGTTCGTATAATTTATTTTTTACCTCGTCTTCTGATTGTCCAAATTTAAAAACTAATCTTTTAACAATCGAAAAATCAATATTATCTGTTTCTTTTTCCCAGCCTAATGCTATCACTTCATCTGTTGCGTCAATTAATGAAAAAACATCAGAATCTTGTATTAACTCTAATGTTATTTCTTCATTTTTTAAAATACCAACTTTTTTTATAAATTCTATGTCGGGAGGAGATGGATAACCATTTGCTGGTTTGGATTCCCAATTTTCACCCCAAACATCTAATGTGTCTGAAAATATAAATTCATAAATATTATCACCTTTATAGTTAGGACCTAAACCATTGATATATATTAATTTGTTCATAGGATAGTACCTTTTGGTGATATTTTGAATTGTCTTTCATTAATTTTAAATATCAAATTTTTCTTGTTGGTTAACCCTATTAGGTTTGCTTTTTTATTTTCATTTAAAAATTTAATTGCAGTTCTTTCTTGACGAATAGTTTCAGACAATCTTTTAATTTCAGATTTTGTTTCTAAAATGTGATTTTTTAATTTTTCCCTACTTTTTTCTTCATTTAATTGTCTTTCTTTTTCGTCAACATTAAAATACCTCGTCAAAATTTTATCTACTTTGGATTCACCGAAAGTTCCGTGAGAAAAATCTCTATCATCACTAAATCTTCTTCTTTTTCTCGCACCTCTCATTGTATAATCATCCTCTTTAAAATCATCTTCAAAATCATCTTCAAAACGACCCTTCATAGTTCCATAAATTTCATCATCGCCCGAATCAAACATTTCATCCATACCAGGTAATTTTTTAGACATTGTAGAAGTTGTCGCTCCTTTTAATTTTTCAAAATATTTATCAGCCAATGATTGCATTTCCATCATTTCACCACCCTGTGGAGGAGGAGGTGTTGTTGACGGTTCTCCTGTCATTTCACCTTCAGTTTCTCCACCCATATCAGTTTCTCCACCCATATCAGTTTCGTCACCCATTTCTTCATCAGACATTTCATCTTCACCCTCAATACGAGCCATAATTTCGTCTTTATCATCTTCATCTAATGACGTTAAGTCTAATGCCGACAATATTGAATTGATTACGTATTTAACATCATTCCCATCCATACCTTCTTCTTCCTCAGTTGTACCTGATTCAAAATCACGTATTTTTTGTGCTAATTTTCCTGTAAGTTTTTGTATGGTTTTAAAAGTAACTTCTTCTTCTGGTTTACCCTCTGTATCATCTTCCATTTCTGTATCATCTTCCATTTCTGTATCATCCCCTAAATCAGAAGTTGGTTCAGTTGGGGACGGGGTAGTACCAGGGGACGCAGGTGCCGCTGGTGCGGGAGGAGCAGGAGCTGCTGGTGCGGGAGGAGCAGGTGCCGGTGTTGGTGGAGCTTGTTCTTCTAACTCATCAGTATCATTAGAATCCATTCCTCTTTTAAGATAATATTTTTTTTCTTCACCAAATAAAGACGTACCATTTTTATTTTCAAATAGCGCATTATATTCTTTAGCCATTAAATTTAATTTCTTCAATGCCTGTGAATAAGAAGAAAAATATTTTCTATTTTTCATAGGTTCAATATATTCAGAAACACCCTCGGATATTTGATTTTTTATAATATAACCTAATTTTTCTTTTACAATTTCATATCTATTACCATCAGATAATAACCTTGAATACTCTTTAGACTCATTCTCGTTAACAGGATTTGGTATATGTTCATTGTAT